TTTTTACCTCTGATCAGGAATTTTTGGACGATTTGGCTGGGTCTCTTACTTGCGGCCATTTTGAAGACGTTAAAGTCAAGGGCTCTTCCGCCGCTGGTTGGCCTTGGGCCGCCGGCACCAAACGTTCTGATGTTTTGGAGGAAGCCAAAGAAAGAGCTCAATCTGAATTGGATAATGATCTTCCTAATCTTTCAAAGCACCTGTGGTACACCACAGGTCGCGGAAAAATGTTTGAAGAACACTCTTTTAATGCAAAAACTGGAAAGTTCTTAGGCGAGGCCGCCCGCCTCGTTTCCTATCAATCTCTTATCTACTTCCTCATTGGAGCAAGGTATTGCCAGATTTTCGACAGGCACTTCATCAGAAACCGTGACGCCGGGAGCTCTGCTCTCGGTATGTCGTGGTTTTACGGAGGCGTGTCAGCCCTTATGCGTTGGTTTCTTCTCCCCTTTTCTGGATTGACTTTTGAAAAACTTAAATGGATGTCTCTAGATGTTTCATCTTGGGATGCCAGTATCTCTTCTGAGATTTTGGCTTTATCTAAAGAATTTCATATCAATAACATTCGCGCCTGCGAGTCCCGAATTGGAAAGGAAACATGCGATCGGTGGTGCCACGTCTTCGATGCCATTTATGAAGATATGATACACGCTCGCGTTCTCATCAACTCCGATGTTTTTGAGCTTAAACGCGGCATGAAATCAGGCTTCAATTTAACGGCTACTGATAACACACTCGTCCACGGATGGGTGTGGGCTTGCATTCTTGAATGTCTGGTTCCTCCTATGCTGGCTTGTCTTGTTCGCACCAAACTTTATGGTGATGACAATTTGACGGCCTCTACTGATGAGATTGCAGACTTGTATTTGACCCGTGATGCCATTGTCGATGGCTATCGTTCGTTTGGTTTTACCCTTCGGCCCGAAAGTGTCCGCTGGGGACCCCTCGAAGATGCCGACTTTCTTGGTCATCACATTTTGTGGTCTGAACTCTTCCAGAAGTTTTACATTTGGCGCACCTCTGCTGCTACCTATATGCGCACTCTTAAGCCTGATCGCTTTACCGTTGCGCTTGGTCGCAAAGGTGCATATGAAACCTTATGTAGGCTTATTGGCCATTATTTGGGCAATTTTGAAAACGTTGAAATCCGCGATTCTTATTGGAGTGCAATCACTGAATTGTCATCTTCTGAGGATTTCAGTGAAGTTGATTTCGCCGATGTTAACACTGGAACATCTCTCATGGAATTCATGTCGCGATCACAGGATATTGGTGTTATACCGATATCCTCGCTTCCTGACATTGGACTTTCCATGCATGATGGCGTGTTTTCTAAACAACGCGAAACTGATTATGATTCGATTAATGAGATGTACATGAACTCGCTTAGTTCTTGCTCGTTCCACATCTCTGACCCGGAGGATCCTACTCTCAGCCAACATGAAGCTGCGTCTGAATATATCCAGTCCAGCTCCCTGTGGCGGGAGATCCATCTCACTCATTCTCAACGCTACCGTACCAAACTCATTATTCGTCCGTTTGCGTCGTTGTTGTCCTATTCAGGCACAGCTGGCGCTAAGGTTGGTGAGGTCCTCAACAAATACATTGAGTACTTGCCTAATGTCTCCACTTGTGTTGACATTGGTTCGCATCCTGGTTCTGCCTATAACGCGATTAAAGCCTTCTTCCCTAATGCACAGACTACGTGCGTTTCCGCCTTCCCAAAGGTGGATGAGTGGAAGGGCTTCATGTTTAAGGCCACCAAGAAGGAAGGCGATGTATTCATCCCTAAGGAGTTCTCGTCTGATCTCTTCCCCGATAACTTTGCAGCTGACTATATCAACTGTGACGCCGCTACGGGCAGAGAGGTCACTGGCGGCACTCTCGTTGCCGAATACGAATCTCGGCTCTATCCCTCTACGCATTACTCGCTTATCAGACCCATTGTCGATTGGGCCCGAACGCATTGTCGCGTTCTCTCTTTTAAGGTCATTGACATTCCTGTCGATCAAATGCCGTGGCTGTATTCGCTGTACAAGACGTCTGAAGCTTTCGAGATCTTCAAACCGACATACAGCTATCCTTCCAACGCTGAGTGGGTTGTCGTTTGCGTTCCTGGCGGTAGGGGATCTCCCATGTCCCTTAACGCATTCAAACGCAAACTCTTTCACCTTCTTAACGAATCCGCAGAAAAACGCATCAACTGGAATATCCACAGGCAAGAAATTGCCCACGGATTGAAAGTTGGCAATATTCCCGATTCTAATCCTTTACAGACTGACGATGTCGCGCAAGCTGCTATCATGGCTCGCTGCGTGCCCTCTGCCCGCGCAGTCGAATTCGGTGCTAGATGTGTCATCCCCAGCTTGGCTGAAACCCAGCCATTGAATGCTTGGAAGAAAGTGAAACCGCCCTCGACTTCAAAAGCTTCTTGGGGTGATGACCTTAAGTTCTATGATCGTAAGGCACTTGTTCGTCCTAAATGGACCGCTGTCTTTACATCGGTTTTGGGATGATCGCTTACAACCGTTCGCTCCCCTTTTGCTCAAAAGGGCGGTTCGCTCACGACACGAGCAACAAGCTCCTCTTGGCCACAAACAAGACCAGCTCCTCTTGGCTATGAACAAGATTCTTCGCCCTTTCTGGGCAGTTTCCCTTAACTGAAAAGGAATTACGTCGCCCTCTTTCTGGTCCC